ATGAGACAAGTGCAGACACAGTTAGATTCTCACTCGATGGTTCTTTGACTTTTGTTAAGTTTGACACGGACACAACACCTTCATTCTTGGATGGCAAAACCGAATACACCCATTCTGAGATACTCACCATTTTAGCAACTGACGAGTGGTCTTCAACTGACCCCACATGATCTACACCGCCATAATAGTATTGGCGATATGCCTCACCGGGTGCAATTTTCGCTCTACCTACCCTCTGATGGGAGGGTTGGCTGGTGGTGCTGCCGGATCGATTGGTGGCCCGGTAATAGGTGGACTCTCTGCTGGTGCTGGCGTACTAGCTGGAGAAGCACTCAAAAACAAAGATGCACTCATTGAAGCAGAAGAAAAACTTGATTTACTCACACACGGAGATGTGAGCGAGTTAGTGGCAAAGGGCATGGAGAGTCACAAGTCAGGCTTTGATGCATTCACATCGTACATTAAAAAGATTTTAATAGGAGCGGCCATCCTCCTTGGTGGCTACCTTGCCATCCCAATTTTCGTAGCAAAAAGAACTGCCCGTCAATGCTCGCAAACCGAAGCAATCAAACATCAGACTCGCGCACCATTTCCTGTTAAACCACCCTCCCGAAATGAGAAATCTTGAATTATTAAAAGACAAGTTCATGGACATGTCTAAGAAAGCTAAAATGATAACCATATTTGCATCACTTGTCGTTGGCATCATCATATTAGATTGGCTTTTCTAATGATAGATCGCACTGCAATTCTTGGCATGAGTGGGACAGTTGCCACTTTTGGTCTCGCACATCTGGATGATTTATTTGGATGCATTGCGGGTGTCATCACTATTATTTACATGGGTAGAAAACTCTACCTAGAAATTAAGAACAAGTGAATGGCACGTTATCGCACATCAGGTAGATTGGATGACCAAGTTCTTACAGATGGAGATCGTGGATTTCGTGGTATCGATTCATACCAAGAAGCAACAAGTTTAGAACCGGGCTTCGTACAGACAAGCGAGAATATGCGCTTGATTGGTGATCTTGCAGAGGTACGCAAAGGTATAGATTTCCTAGCAGGTGCAGTTACACTGACCTACAACGGATCAGATGAGCGTGTATTTGCCAGCACATTGTTCAGCGACCCAGCAACAGGCACAGAGTTTGTAGTGGTTGCAACCAAGACAAAAGCAATCATATGGAATGATGCAAACAACTCTGGTATCAACATCGATTATCCTGGTAGTGAAGTAGTGGCAGAAGCAGATGGGGCGAGCTTTGTACAGTCACTTGAAAAACTAATTCTATTTCGTGGTAAGGATAAGACTCCACTTGAATGGGATGGAGACTTTAGCAGTCCTACTGACTTTGTAGAAAAAGCAAATGGAAGTCCAGGTGCTGGACGTATACAATGTCCAAACACAGATTATGGTGTATTCTTTCGCAATCGCTTAATCATACCACAACCCACAGATAGTAACTATTCCATTATCATGTCTGACTTACTAGACACCGATAATTACTACGCTGCTGACTCACAATTTAGAATAAATAAAGGAAGTGCAGATTTTCTTGTAGGCTTTTTTCCATACCAAGAAGATCAGTTAATCGTGTTTATGCGTAATAGCATTCATATGATCAATAACATTGCCACAACTAGCGCAGCCAACACCTACGAGATTACCCGTCAGCATGGTTGCGTGGCACGCAAATCAATTGCACAGTCTGGCCCACAAACATTCTTCCTATCTGATAATGGGGTCATCGTCTTGTCACCTGGCACAGACCCTGCCAAGGGACTTGGAGTAGCTATAAGTAAAGTAAGTGGCGAAACCATACCCATGACCAGACCCATACAGGATCAATTCAGTAAAGTTAACTATGAATATGCACATTTATCAACTGGTGTCGTGTATGACAATAAGTACTTTCTTGCAGTACCCACAGGTAGTTCTCAAGTACCAAATGCCGTATTCGTATTTGACCTATTGAGCAATTCTTGGATTAGTGCATCCGATAGTTTTCCAGCAATGGCTGGTAGTCTAGCTTTCCATGTTGATGACTGGGTAGTGTGTATGCATGACAATGGATCAGACCCACCTAGACGCAGATTATTCGCATGTAATGACACCGGGTTTTATCTCATGGAGGAAAACTCAATTGATGATTCTGGTCGCAAGATAGGTAGTACAAGTGAGTCAGGCACAACTGCAATTGCAGGCAAGTTAATCACCAGATCCTATACCTTTGGAGACATTAGCGTGAAGAGTTGGAAGCGTGGACAGTTAGGTGCAAACACAGTTAATGCAGATGCATTTAATATTAAGGTCAACACGCTAGACCCAGACTCAAGCACAACAGTATTAAGTCACACCGCAGATGGCACGGAAGAAGCACTCTTCCGCTTTGGTACGGGTCGTACCCGTGGGTATGGTGCAGAAGTAGAAATCAATGTAACCGCAGGCAGACCAAGCTTTAGACATGTTAGCCTGGAAGCAATTGGGGTAGGGGCAGCTGCAAGAAGGGAAGTCGCATAGATGGCAATTACCGCAACAGTTACACGAGGATTTACATTTGCCACGGGCGTGGATGTAACCGCTGCGTCACTTAACCAACTTGGTGAACCAACAGTTGCAATTAGTGAAGGAAATGTAAACATCACAGGAGGCACGATTAGTGGTCTATCCTCACCCATTGCCATTGCAGACGGAGGCACAGGAAGTGCAAATGCAGGGGCAGCAAGGACTGCACTTGGACTAGGCACAATAGCCACACAAGCGAGCAATGCAGTTGCTCTGACAGGTGGCACGATAAGTGGCACAATAATGACACTTAAATCATACGCAGTAAGTGGCGTGCCATCCGCATCTCCAGCCGGGCAAATGATTTACGTAACCGATGGAAACGCAGGTGCAGCCACAGTCGCAGTAAGCGATGGATCTGCATGGAAAGTGGTCGCATTAGGAGCGACAATTAGTACATGAAAACACTAGAACAAGCAGAACCTAAAACACAAGTGAGTGAACTGCATGAGTTGTTAAATGAGCTAACTGATTACGCACGAACTTATGACCAGGAAAGATGCTTCCCAAAACATGCATGGACATGGGAAAGTACAAAAAACTTTTTACACTATCATTTAAATCAAGGCACACTATTATTTGTTCGAGATGAAGAAGGCAGTGTGAGTGGTCTTACAACTTGGTGGAGGTGGAATAAAAAAGATTTAGTCGATATAGAAGATGATGAAATATTTCAAAATCCACCAAAGCATTATGCAGATGGTGACTTACTATATTTATCTGACGTAGTGACAACTAACCCAATAGCAATGAAATCATTAGCAAAGGAATTAGTTAAACGTAATCCAGATTATGCTGATTTAGAAATATGGGGAACTAGGAAAAACAAAAGAACAGGGGTAGCTTCTCGTGTTCGTTACAATCGTAGAATTTTAGACTTAATAAAATAAGGTAATATCATGGGAAAAGGTGACTCAAATATAAATTATCCAGCCCAGCCAAGTTATGGCGAAGGCATGTCAGACGCACTTAAAGCACAAGTACAATTACTTACAGGCACAGGTGACTTTAAAAGTACAGGGTCACTTGAATCCTTGCTTCCACTTGAAGAATCGATTCGTAAGAAGACTGCGCAGACAGACACAGATATTCTTAGGCAGACTTTGCTAGGTGGTAATAGAACATCTGAAGTAAAGCAGAATAAAGATGGTAAATTCTTCATACCAAATGCAAAAGTAATAGATGGTGCAGACAGTAGGTATCAACAGATTGAAATTGATCCAGGACAAAAGGCAACAGCATTTGAGAAAGGTGCGACTTCAGAGGAAAAATTAAACGGAAGGTCTGCAACTTATGGTATTCTTGACACAAAGACAGGAGGAATTACTAAGAGAACAGGTGGACTACCAACGCAATTAAATGCCCAAGGTAAGGAATATACTTATGTAGCTGATGCTAAAGAAGGGGAAGAATGGAAAGTAACATCTACACATAATACCACTATTTCAGATGAAGTAGGCACTTCGTATACAGATATAAAAACTAAAATATCTGATGCAGGTGGTGACGAAGATATAAACCTAGCTGACTATACATTTCAAACACAAGCAGGGGGTGATGGCATGGTTGACCTACTAGGTGACAAGCGTGGCGTGCAGAACACAGTTGCGAAAGAAGTTACTAAGACAAAAGGAGGTTACTCCTGGACAGGTCAAGGTGCTGAAGATGCAGGACGTGAATATTACTCTACCTTTGATGATGAAGGCAATGAACTGCGAACTGGATTATCTCTAGCAGAAGCACAAAAGCAAAGTGGTGATAAAAGAGCAACTTCTACCACTGAAACTGTATACGAACAAGTAGATGCAGGCAGAGAAGCAGGTTTTGATGAGAGTGGTAACTTCTTAGGTTTATCTGCGTATGGCGAGGACATCCAAGCAGGTAACTTGTCTCGTCAACGAGAGCGTGATTTACAAGATGTTGCTCGTTTATCTGGTACATACCAGGACATCATGGAAGACTATAAGCCTGGCACACAGGAAGCGCTTGAGTCTGCTAGAGAAGTACTAGAAGGACAAAAAGAATCACTTACAGGCCCAGGGGCAATTGGCGGGCCACAAGGCATAACTGATCCACTATCATTGACAAGCAAGGGATTTACCGCAGCACAAAATGCCACACCTGTTGACTTAAAGGTAGGCACTTCTTTTAAAGGCGCACAGGTTGCAGATCCAACAACATTAACTGCTCCTACTTCATACACTGCGAATACTGATGTCACAGGCAGTGGTTACACCGCAGACAAAGCAGCCACAACAGGACTAGGTTATAGTGCTGCTCAAGCAGGTGATCCAATGGCATTAAAAGCTGCGACTTCATACGACCCATCTGCTGGCGTAACAGGTAGTGGTTATAGTGCAGTCGCAGGCTTAGATGGTGGGCAGATACAAGCTGATTCATTGCGTGCTGCATTAATGGCAGATGCAGAAGGTGCGCTTAAACAAGGTCTTACAGATCGTGAAGAACGACAAATCGCAGAAGCTGCTCGTGCAAGATCCACAATGATGGGGCGTACATTTGACCAGTCAGGTGCAATCGCAGAAGCACAAGCACGAGTTGCTGAAGACAACGCACGTAAGATGCAAAACCGAGTATTCGCACAACAAGCACTTGGGCAAGAAGCAGGGTTACAAGAGTCTGATCTTGGACGTGGTTTACAAGCTGGTATGCAAAATCAAGCAGCACAAAACCAGGCACTTCAGTATTCAGCAGGTCAAGATATGCAGGCACAACTTGCAAATCAAGGTGCAACCAATCAAGCCTTACAAGCAGGCATGGCAGCAGGTCTGTCTCAAGAAGCACTTGCAGCCCAGCAAAAACAGGCACAAGATTTTGCTAATATGCAGGCACAAAATCAAGCACTTGGATTTTCTGCTCAACAACAACAAGCGGCTCAATTTTCTAACCAGCAAGCAACAAATCGTGCATCTGAGTTCGGTTCTTCCCAGGCACTTAACGCTGCACTTGCAAACCAACAGGCAACTAATCGAGCAAGTGAATTTGGTGTGCAAGCTGGTCTTGGACAGGAGCAATTAAGTGCAAACATGGCTCAACAAAAAGCAATGGCAGATGCTGGCTTTACCCAACAAGCTCGTGCTACAGAATTAGAAGCTGGACTGACACAAGAGCAAGCAGAGGCACAACTCAATCAGCAACGCTTGATGGCTAACCAGCAGTTTAGCCAGGAGGCAAATAAGTATGGTGCGCAAGAGGACATGCAAGTTCAACTCAACAACTTAGCTAACCAAATTTCCAACTATCAATTTGAGACAGGTGCGCAAATGGACGCGGATCGCTTGAATGAACAACTCACACAGTCTGGTATTCTTGGTTATATCCAAGCTGCTGGTGGACTAGCTGCATTAGAAGACCAATCTACCCTTGATCCATTCCAAGCAGTACTTGGCAGAGGAGGAGGAGGAAGCTTACAAGCCGGGCAATCGGTATTTGGACAAGCTGGCTACGGACTCAACTCAGCACCACAATACCTCAACCCAGAGAGTGGACTTGGATACATACAAAACCAAGCAACTAATGCAGCGAATATGTACAACGCTCAAGTAGGAGCAGATGCAACTAAGACTGCTGGTATATTTAGTGGACTTGGTTCGCTTGGTGGTGGGTTGCTAGGTGGAGCAGGTGCTGCTGGTGGGTTTGGAAAATTATTCAGTTAAGAGGAGATAAAATATTATGGCAAGAAAACCATTCTTTAGCGGAAATTACGGATCAGCGTTAGCACGGGTCGATACTCGACCCATCATGGAAGCCGGGCGTGCGCAAGGCCAAATGTATGCCAATATGGGGCAACAGATTGGAGGCATGATTCAGCAGTATGGGCTTAATAAGGAGAAGCAGGGCAAGATAACTGATAAAATTGAGAATCGTTTGAAGTTAGATCCAAGTATTGCACAACGCCTAACAATGTCAGGTGATGAGGATTATGATAAGAAGAATGCAATTGATATGGAAAAGCTTGCAAGCGGTGAACTTGGATTAAAAGGCTTACAAAGACTAGACAGTGCAATGGCAACGATCAATGAAGTTGATCTACAAAAACAAGCGGAAGAGGATCGAGAAATGAAAAAGTCTGCATTTAAGCTATCACAACTGACGCAACAATTATCAAATGATAACACTAGACTGCGTAAAGATATTGCTGAATTAACAAAAGATAGTGTAGTTAGTGGTGCAGAATCAGACGCAAGGGCAAAAAAGTCAGCCGCAAATACATTAGAAACTAAAGAGGCGTATGTAAAAGATGATATGGCACTTGGTAGAAAAAATATACAAAGCCAGATTGATTACAGAAAGGCTGCTTCTCTCAGTATGTTACTTAAACAAAATAACATTAATGCACCTGTTCCTAAAGATTTAGAAAAAAGATATTCTGAAATAAGTACACTGTTACCAAAGATTGATAATACAAAAATTAAAGTTAAGACTACAGGAACTTTTGGCACAGGATTTAATGCTGAAGAAAAAGAAATCCCTTATTCAGAGTACAAGGAAAATCCAGATGATTATGCGCCTCTTGTTTCAGATCAACTTAAAGGACTGCAACTTCAAGAAGATACATTAAAAGAAGAGTTGTCTCAACTGACACTAAGTACTCCAATCCCGTACACAAACAATGACACTGGTGCGCAAGGAATAACAACTGTTGGTGAAATGTTAAAATTTCAAAAACAAAGTAAAAACAATACACCAACAAATCCACAAAGTATGCCACTTGGGCAAGAGGACATGATGATGCTTGATCAACCAGGCACAACAATAGGAGTGCCTCAAGTACCAAACTTTAGCAGATAATGTTAGACCCTAATCAAAATTATTCTTTTGGTGATACACAAGGTGCATTAGACCCATCTGGTAGTTATTCTTTTGGTGGAACAACACGAGAACTTTATCGTGAAGCACCACAAACAGGAATGGAGACTGCGGTTATCATTGGAGCAGAAGTTTTGCCTGCAATTCTTGGTGGAATATACGGAGGCTTACCAGGTGGTGCAGCCGGATCTGCATTAGGCAATTATTTATCTCAACAATATCGCATAGGCAGAGGTTTACAAGATGATATTGGACTAGGAGAACTTGGTGCTGCAACTGTATTTGGTGCAGTACCTGTAGGCAAACTCGCTAATATGGGTACAGTAGCAAAGACTGCAACACGTGCAGCACAGGGTGCAGGTCTAGCAACAGGAGAACTTGCAGCAAGAACATACATTGATGAAGACCGCGCACCAACACAGGAAGAGATTGCAACTACACTCCTTTTTGGTGGTGTGTTTGGTGGTGGATTAGGTGCAATCGAAGCAAAGTATCTAAGTGATAACTTAGTTGAAGAAGCAACCGAGGGGATGACCCGGTTGGAGCTTGTAAACAAAGTTAAGGAAAAAGTAGACGAAGCAGGTGGTGCAGAAAACTTTGAAGTGGGTAGACCAATAATCAATGCACTTGGCCCACGTAGATTAAGGGAAGTTGCGCAAGAAGGACTTGATGTAGAAGTACAACCTGGACTACCTCAACCAAGGACAGGAAGTGATGTTGTAATTGATATTACAGATACAACACAATACGCAGAAGACTTGGTTCAAAGGTTAGAGAACAAACTACTACTCGAAGCAGAAGGACAAGTCGCAAAGGTTGCACGATTAAAGGGGCAAGAGGTAACCAAGGAAGTTGCTGAATTACAAAATGCATTTGATGTCCAACTCGCAGAACAAGACGAAATATTTAAAGGTTTGAATAGTCAGGTAAATCTTGGTGTGCAGAAGATTGGAGATACTGATGCCCTCAATAGCATAAAACAAAGACAAGCTATTTTAGATAGCAGGCTTGGCAAAGGAACAGGTGCTAAAAAAGAAAGAGCAAAACTACAGGCAGACCTTAAACGAATCCTTAAACGTAATAAGATGGATGTCCTTGATTTAGAGGATGCCATGCGTGGTAACCAAGGTGGTGCAGACCAACCAACTAAGGCAATGAACTTTACGGATCGTCCCATGAAAGATGCAGGCCCGGCAAGTAAAGTTGAAAGGATGGCAGATGATAAGCTTGGTAGTAACTACGAGAAGTTTATTAAGAATGTAAAGCAAGGTATGACTCGTGAGTATGGACTTTTAGTAGGTGCTGGAGGAGCAGCAGAACTAGCTATGCTTACGGATGACGAGGAAAACGAAATGAGTAAAGCTGGCTTTAGTCCTATGCTTCTTGCTTTGCTTTTTGGAAGTATGGGTGGTAGGCAATTTAGAAAGTATAAAAAGACCGCAGCATTCAAGCGTGCAAATGCAGAAGCTAAAGCAAACCCAAGTGCAGTAGAACCAGATGTAATAAAAGCTGCAAAAATAGACCAGACATTAGACAGGAATCCTTACACTCCTCCAGGCAAATTAAAAGAGGCTATGTTATCAGCGCAAGACTTTGTGCGTAATTCATTACAACCACTAAGCCGAACTTTAAAAGGTATTAATGAAGCACTTCCTGCGGTATTTAGAAACCACGAAGGACAGATTGCAACAAAGACTCGTGAGTATATGGATAAAGTGTCTCCGTTCATCGTATCTATGACAAAAAGATTGAAGGACAATCCTAACAAGCAAAGATTATTTAAGCAGTATTTGCTTAATGGAGAGTATACAAAAATATCTGATGAAATTTTAGGAACAAATGCACCGCAAGTTTTTTACAAAGAAATGGACGAGATGCGTAAATCGTTAGATGATTTACGAGACTATGCACGACAAAGAGGTGGCATTGATGTTGGTTATATTGAAGCGTACTTTCCGCGTAAAATTAAGAACTACAATCATTTTAGAAAGACATTAGATGAAGAAGAAGCTTTGGGCGGAATACGTACAGAACTAGATAAAGCCTTAGATGAATACGCTGCAAAAAATAATATAAGCAGCCGAGATGCAATACCTACTGATGAAGCAGCTGAAGTAGTAAGTAAGGCACTTCGTACTCCACAGGCAAGTGGCATGACCCCTGGTAATGTTAAAATGCGTACTATTGAAAGCGTTTCACCAAAGATGCTTGATGCCTATGCAGATCCAGCAGACGCACTTAATGACTATGTGCAACGCATGGTACAAGCAACTGAGCGTAGAAACTTTTTATTAAGAAAACCAAATACACCTTCTAATCAAGTTGGATTTGATGGTAGCAAGGATCAAGTAAATGCAGACTTAGGTATGCGAATGGAGGTGTCCGAAGATATGGTAGGTGCATTAGCAGATCGTTTAAGAAAAGAGAATAAACTAAGCCAAGATGACATAGATAAACTAAAAGAAGTAATCAGAGGTAGATTTAATAGCAAAACTGTCAGTCCATTTTTTCAAGGTGTTAAGAATGCAAACTACATTGCAGTCATGGGTAACTTTGGATCTGCCATTACCCAGTTAGGTGACCTTGCATATTCATTACACTTCAATGGATTTGATAACACTTTTAAAACATTGTTTAACAGTAAAGATAACTTCGATTTTGTTAAACATTTTGGTTTGAGTGATAGCTCAATTGATGCTGTTACAAGTACAGATGGAATTAGTAATGTACTAGATAAAGTGTTTACTTTCACACAACTGAAAAGGTTAGATCAACTTGGTAAGAATACTACCATGAATGCATCGTGGAAAAAGTATAAGACACAAGCGCAAAAAGATGCAGTTGGTTTGCGTGATGAACTTGCACCTGTATTTGGAATAGATCGTGCAGGTCAAATGATCAAGGAATTAAAAGAAAGTAATCCAGCAAGCAAAGATTTACCCAAATCTGTTGAGGAATTAATATGGTATAAGTTCTTGGATCTTAATCCGGCAACACTAGGGGAGATGCCACTGTACTACAACACAAGTGGTAACATGCGTATTGCTTACATGCTTAAATCCTTTACGCTAAAACAATTTGATGTGTTCCGTGAAGCAGGAAGTCGAGATATAAAAAAGGCAAAGCTATTATATAGCCAAGGCAAGAAATCAGATGCAGCAAAATCCGCAGTTAAAGGAGTAGAAAAAATTCTTGGTCTTGCATTTGTTTTTGCAGCAGCTAACGCAGGAACAGATGTTATTAAAGATTTAATGTATGGTAGACCGATAAAGAAAAATGATTTACTTGCAGACAATGCATTGAAACTTCTTGGTATAAATCGTTACCTTGCATATAAGGCAAAAAGAGAAGGTGTTGGTAAGGCAATTTTAGAGTCTATGCTACCGCCAATGACTGTGTTTGATAGAGGCGGTAAAGACTTGGATGATTTACTTAGTGGTAAAGAATATAAAGGTAACTTGTTGCAAGGATCTCCTTTGGATATTGTCTATTGGCGATACCTTGGAGGACTTGACAAAACAAACAACTCCAAGTAATATTTAATCTTCAAGGGTGTAGTATCCCTTTTAGTATGCTGGTGGGGACATCAGCGCAAGCCACTCGAAAGGGTGGCTTTTTTTTGCACTAAGCATTTTTATTAAGGAAAAGTAAAACAGGGGTTGACACGCAATTTATTGTCCTTTACTGCTCATATCGTCTACGGAATACATCACTGTTTAAAGGGGTGTGCCTGTCACTCGCAAGAGGAAGCACTTAAACCTTTAGGTAGTAATAGTAAAAAACAACAACTAAAGTAAAATACTATACAAAAATAACCTTATGAATAATCAAGCTTTACAAACGCCAAGTCGCTCCCTAGAACAACGTTCCCCAAAATTACCTACTTTTAGAATGACTAATACCCCCATAGTACTTGACTTCGTAGCGCCTCCACTGCGCGTTGTGCAGATAAGTGAACTAATCTATAACTATCTTGACTGCAAGGCAGTGAATTTCACGCCACCTAGTTACAAAACAATGAAAGCTTGTGCTGGAATATTTCGTTTGGTTTTAAAAGACTTGGAAATGAATGAGGATATGGATACCCGGTATTTAGGTGGCACACATCCGAAGTATAATCTTACTTTACCAGCGCATTACGCACAGGTATTTCCGGAGCATAAGGAACGCTTGCGCCGTGCGAAGAGTTTGTTCAGTCGCAATATGTGCGAGTACTATGTGAGCGTGGGTATCGAAGCTCGCTTCTTTTCTAATTGGACTGCACACCGGGTTGCACCAATTGGCGTGAAGGCATTCATCCCCACGGATGCGATTGATCGCATCATTGCAAAGTGCGAGGAAGTTCGATTTGAGCGACCAAGTATCTACATGGCATTCTTGCTTGGGTATGGACTTGGTTTACGTAGATCCGAAATGAAGCGGATTAAGTGGAGTGATTTTTATTCAACGCTAGATGGCAATAAATTGATTCGTGTCTGGCAACCTAAGAGCATCAAGCGTGCAAAGCCTACAGACTTTGAGGACAGACCAACTGACCCAACCTATTGGGATTTAATCCAAGACCTTCGTGGTGGGGCAGCATCCGATGCATTGGTGTTGGATGCACCTGGGTACTTCCTTCGAGAAATATTCAACTCATTCTTAAAGAACGAGTGTGCAGTGAAGGAGACTTACAGAATACATTTACTTCGTAAGTACTGTGGTCACAGGATAATGCGTAGTGATGGGATCTATGCAGCGAGTAAAGCGTTGGGTCACGCAGATACGAAGATCACGGATCGGATCTACTCAGGATTACCTCAATTAAAGGCATCCTAATTTAAACTTCTAATTTAAAATGGCGGTAAAAAACGATAATTAAAGACTACAAATGACTACACCTAACTACACAATAGTATTTAACGGAATTGAGATGGCACAAAAAAAGGACGGCACAGTAGAAATCTTCTGCGACCGCCCTAGTACAGTCTGCATTGCAGACTTAATAGAACAATTAAATAACCTTACTTCTTCAACTCAAAGTGAAGAGGCATCTGGAACTGCATATTATTCTTTGCAATCGCTTCCGTGCCTGCCCGAAGGATCAAGTCATACACTTGGGCTTGAAGAAGACCAGTGTCTTCAGAGAGGGATTTAACAATTTTCCGTACGGACGGACTTAAACGTATTGATACGGGTCTAGTGAGGTTGGGTTTTTGTGGCATAAAACACACAGAAGGACACACAAGACTACTTGTCAATACATAACACGCAAAAATAGTAAATAAATAAAATATGGGATTCTTACCTAATAATATAAAAGCACCTTCGGAGGGTGGTGGTGGTAGTGGAAACTACTTAAGGTTCACGCAAGGCGAAAATAAGTTTCGTATCATTGGAGCATCAGATGACAAGCCGACTCCAGGCTTTATTCATGGAACGCTGGGATGGACAGAAGAGGATGGCAAGAAACGTCCAATTCGCTGGGCTGAAGGTACACAAGCGCCAATGCAATTCGCAGACAAGCCACGCAACTTTTATGCGTTCGTGGTTTACAACTATAACGAAAGCAAGGTTCAAATCTTGGAGCTTACTCAGGTAAAACTACAAGCAGAATTATTGCAGCTTGCACAGGATGAAGACTGGGGAGATTGCCGGAAGTATGACCTTAGTGTGGTACGAAATGGCGAGGGATTGGATACAACCTATGCAATGAATCCGAAGCCTATCAAGAAGATGGACGAGGACATTCGTGCAATTGCCAAGGCAGAATTAAAGCGCATTAACCTTCCGGCATTATTTGATGGTGGAGATCCTTTTGCAGAGTTTACACCCCCTGCTGCTGAAGTGGATGAAGACGGAGCGCCATTCTGATGTTACGTCCTAACATAAGTAACGAGGAATATCATTCGGATACTGCGTTGGGTTCGAGTCGAGCAAGACAATTGCTCGGCTCTTGCCCGGCAAAGGTGAAGCATTCGATGCAGTTCCCCACGCCAAGCACACCAGCATTATTGAATGGTAGCCTGGTGCATACCGCTACACTTGAACCTGCACTTACAGACATTGAGTTTGGATGCAAGCCAGCGGAGATTGATGGTAATTCACCACGCACAAATGCATACAAGGAAGCGTTTGAAAGAATGGAACATGCAGAACCCAACAAGCGTTGGTTACCACCTGCTGACTATAATATGTGCATGGACGTAGCTGGATCAGCACGAGAACATCCATTGTTGATGGAAATGCTATATCATCCGGCAAGTAAGGTTGAACATACAGGCTTCTTCGAGGTCGAAGGCACGGCCTGCAAGGTGCGTCCTGACCTGTACAATAGCGAGAATGGAATGGTGCTTGATCTTAAAACTACATTAGATGCAAGTGAGAAAGGATTTGCGAAAAGCGTACGCCAATTTGGCTATGCGTTCCAGGCAGCATTTTACATGACTGCATTGCGAGCTATGGGAGAAAGACCTAAGCAGTTTGTATTCTTGGTGGTCGAGAAGACTGCACCATTTGCAACTGCTTGCTATACATTGGAAAACGCAGACATCGAGAAGGAGATCCCACGAGTGCTTGAAGCAATCAAGTTGTATGGTGAATGCTTACGGACTGATGTATGGCCCGGATACAGTGATGATGTTAAAACGCTAAACCTTGGGACTCTATATGCAAAGAATCGTTTATCTATTTCACAACTTGCCCAACGATTTGGCGTGAGTAGGAGCTATGCCCACAGGATAATCAAGAAGCACCAAGTGGTAGGGCAGAAGATCGGGAATAAATCACTGATCGACATGGTTGATTTTTCTACTGCTTTGCGCTGGGAAAATGAGGGAAAGAAGTCAGCGTGATGGGTAGGAATCAAGGAAAAAAGAAACACCTTATCACCTCCAAGAAGGCACTCAAATTAATGGGTTACAAATCGCAAACATCCTTGGATCAATTTCATGCTGATGAAGGATTCACATGTTACATCATTGATGGCATGACATGCCGAGGTGGGCGTGGATTTGCATGGGACAAACGAGAAATTAACAAATGGTTAAAAACCGAAGGAAGGGATTCAACAGAATGGCTAATAGATTGAAAATAAATGAGATGGATAAAGTGCTGGGCTATGCCGAAGAACATATGGCATCTGGTAATTTTGATGGCGCGGTTGTGGTGCTCCATGCAGCAATGAAACAGTTAGTGGCAACACTTGCTGGCGAGGATATGAATAATGTAAGTGATCCTGACATTACTATTATGACTACCCGTGACTGCATGGTTGATGTGGATAAAATAAAGCAGATATGTGCAGACACGATTGGCGTGAGTGTAGCAGAGATTGAAAGTAGGAAGCGTACACAGGATGTATCATTGGCACGCCAATGTGCGATCTACTACAGTCGCAAGCAAGGGTACAAGGTGGAAGAACTTGGCAAGGTGTTTGATCGTAATCATAGCAACATTTCCCACACCTGCCGTGCAGTGAGGGACATGCTTGAATGTGACCGGGAGATGGCAGAAAAGATTAACCTGGTAGGAAAGAACATAGATGCCAACTAATGGAAAAGGGAGAAAAGATAACACTGTGCGTCAAGAAACGAACCCCTTCATTGAACACACTACTAGGTATGAATCGGTGGGCTCGAGTAAAAGAGAAGAGAGAAATGCAGAAGGAGGCGATGATCGCCATCGAGTCCGCATTATCTCAAAACGAGTCAGGATCTGTGATCCAGACAACCTCGTTGGGGGAGTCAAGTACCTCGTTGATTCGCTCCGGGGTGCTGAAATTATACCAGAAGATGACCCAACGAGCATCACCCTCGAAGTCAGTCAGGAAAAAGTCAAAACCTACAAAGAGGAAGAGACGTGGGTAGAGGTAACAAAGTAATATGAATAGTTCGCAACTAAAAGATAAGAAGTTAATGGAACATGCATTAAACGAATTTAGGGTAAAAGCTCGCAAGAAGTTTTTAGCTGGAATTGAAGAACATAATGCAAGTGGGGATAAAGGAATGATGAAGATGCAACTAAGACAACACATTGATTGTGCCAAAGATGAGGTCATGGACTTGTGGTTTTACCTGTGCGGTATGCAAGAGTGGTTAACAGGGGACATTGAGCATCGAGATGGAGTCCCGGAAGAGGAGTGTCCATGAGTGAGTTCGACACGAGTCTTAACATTGGCAAGCTGCGAGAGGCCGAGTTAATTGCGTTCTTTCAATCTCTTGGACACAAGCCCATACCCATACCAGGCAAGTTCACAGGCTTTGATTTCTTCTTGGCTAATACTAAGGAAGGATATGAAGTAAAACAAGATTGGAAGGCGCATTACTCTGGTAACCTCGTGGTGGAAATAGAGATGTATGGCAAGCCATCCGGGCTTATGGGAACAA